GCCATGCGCTATGGAGCCTTGAGCATAGAGCGCTTTGGGGAGAAAAGCAAGTCCAAGACGCTATACCGTAAGTACGGTTTTGAAAAAGAAATTGAATACTCCAACATAGGGATTGTCTAATGGCAAATCTAAAAGTTATTAGAGATAAATTAGAGGCTAGACTAAAGGCTGAAGCCGAGAAGGAAAGAAAAGCTAAACTAGCTAAGGAGCGAAAAGAAGCCGAAAACTTTTCTAAAGAATGGGATAAGGAGACACCGCTTTTTTCATATACAAATGAACCACGTAGGACTATTCGGGATAAGACACCTTCAAATGAACCACGTAGGCCTAAGCCAAAGAAAAAATCAAAGACGCTACTCACAGACAGATATCAAGGTAGAGGACGATGACAGAACGTACACTTTCTACCAAGGAAAGAACTGATAAAGCTCTTGTAGATGCAATAGCTAAGTCTATCAGAGGTCCGAAGAAGAGTTCTAAAGATACAAAATGAGCTTTAGCAAGTATATTCAAAAGCTAATGGCTAAAACTAGAAAACCCACGAAACCAACGAAGCCTAAAAAATGATTGCATCTCTGCTACCTTCGCTGCTCCCAGCTGTTACCAACATAATAGGTCGTTTCCTCCCCGAAGACAAGGAGGAGAGAGCTAAGGCAGAGCGCGAGATAGAGTCGCAGCTAGCGTCACATTTGGCCAAGGTTGATCTAGCCCAGATGGCTATCAACCGGGAAGAGGCCAAGTCTAGGAACATCTTTGTAGCTGGTTGGCGACCGTTCATTGGCTGGACATGTGGTATTTCCCTAGCTTGGACCTATGTAGGAATACCCATTGCGCAGTTTGCGCTAGCCCAAGCTGGTCAATTACATGTAATTTTACCAACTGTGGATATGTCTGAAATGATGCCTGTACTTCTAGGAATGCTTGGTCTTGGCGGTTTAAGAACATTTGAAAAGTTCAAGGGAGTTAGTAAATAATGGCTAGAGAACTAGATGATGCAGAAATTATTTCTCTAGTAGAGGGTGAAATCAATGGTAGCTCTGACTATTTAGACTCTGAGATTAGCATACAGCAGGCTAAGGCTCAGGAGTATTTCTATGGCGAACCGTTTGGTAACGAGGAAGACGGACGGTCCCAAGTAGTAATTACAGACGTACAAGACACCCTTATGTGGATGATGCCCAGCCTGATGCGCATATTCACAAGCGGAGACGGCGTTGTACGCTTTGTCCCGGAGGGTCCAGAAGATGAGGAAGTAGCAGAGCAGGCTACCAAGTACGTTAACCACGTGTTCTACAAGCAGAACAATGGGTTTATGGTCTTGTACAATATGTTCCTAGACGCCTTAATGCAAAAGGTAGGCATTGTCAAGCACTATTGGGAAGAAATAGAAAAGACAAGTAGCGAAAGCTATGAGAACCTTATAGACGAAGAGTTCCAAGCTTTAAAAGAACAAGAAGATTTAGATCTTGTCACGCATAAGAAATACTCTAGCATAGAAACTGTTATGAACCCGCAGACGGGCGAGCCTGTAGAAGTAGAAGTGATAACCCACAACGCTACCTTTACACGCACAGACATAAGTGGCAAGGTAACTCTGGAAAATGTACCGCCTGAAGAGTTCTTAATTAACAGAGGTGCTAAAACCATTGAGGATGCTAGGTTCATATGCCATAGGTCGCATAAGTCTAAGAGCGATCTTATTAAGATGGGGTATGATCCAGATCTTGTAGACGAGCTGCCAGCATACTCTTCCGGTGCAGATTCTATAACAACCAGCGTAGAGTATATATCCAGACATTCTTACGATGCCAGCGGAGCTTATCCCGGAGACTCTAATACAGAGTCTGAAACACTAGTTATTGTCAACGAGTCCTATATAAAACTGGACATGGACGGATCTGGCATTAGCGTCCTTCACAAAGTTTGTCACTCAGGTAATGAAATCCTAGACATAGAGCCAATAGATTATATCCCCTTTAGCTCAGTATGTCCTATACCGATTCCACACAAGTTCTACGGACTAAGCGTAGCTGAGACAGTGGAAGACATACAGTTAGTCAGATCTACCCTGACTCGTAACTTGCTAGACAACATGTATCTGGCTAACAACGGTAGATTCCAAGTCGTAGAAGGTCAGGTTAATATAGACGATCTGCTGACCAGTAGGCCCGGTGGCATTGTGCGTACTCGTTCTCCAAATGCCCTGACGCCCATTCAAACGCCTGCTCTACAACCAGCAGCTTTCCAAATGTTACAATATTGGGAAGATATTAAAACAGGTCGAACAGGAGTAAACCCGAATACGCAGGGTTTGTCAGCTGATGTCTTAAAGTCTCATGTAACCCAAGGAGCAGCCACTGCAGCCTTGACAAACTCTCAGGGCAGAGTAGAGCTTATAGCCAGAGTATTTGCGGATACAGGTGTTCGCAACATGTTCAAGAGTATCTACAACCTTATCCAAAGGTTTGAAGATCGTAAAAAATTAGTCAGAGTAAACAACGCTTACTATCCCATTGATCCTTCTAGTTGGCGTGAAGATTTAGACGTTGACATTGAAGTTGGTATAGGTTATGGCGATCAAGATATAAGGCTACAGAATCTGAGCAACTTTGCTACACTCATGGAAAAAGTTGGGACACAGACGCAGGGCATAGTACAGCCCGATAATGTGTTTAATATGATGAGAGAAGTAGCTGGTGAAATGGGCATCAAGAATGTAGATAAATTTGTATCTCAACCGCCTATGGAACCTGCAGGACCGTCTGCTCAAGAACAGCTTGCACAGATGCAAGCTCAGGCTCAGATGACCGTTGCTCAGGCTGCTAAATTAGAAGCTGAGGTTAAAGCCAAAGAGCTAGAGATTAAGGCTGCTAAGGTAGAGCTTGAAAGAATTGAGATTGAACATGAAATGGCTATAAAGCAGGAACAACTGAGGCTCAAGGCTATAGAGCTAGGTTACGAGATGAACTCTGACAGAAACATTAAAGCATAAAGGATCTAAAAATGGCTCTTCAAAATAATTTCTATAAAATAAACTCAAGTCAAAACTTGGCTGCTACTACCACCTCTGGAGCAACACGATCAACAGCTGTCCCAGCCAATGTAACACTGGCAAGGATATCTTCATCAGCTCTGGTATATGTAGCTTGTATAGCTGGTCAAGGGGCAACTCCCACAGCTACTGTAGCTGCTGGTGTACAGATTGATGTTAGTGCGCCTGAGATTTTTGTAGTAAGACCTGCCGATACAATAGCAGCTATAACCGCTAGTGGAACTGCTACTGTTAATGTTACTTTCCTAGAAGGTTAAACACATGGCGACTAATAAAAAAATTACTGATCTTACCGAACTTGCTGAAGTAGATTTAGCTGCCGATGATGTTCTTGCCATTGTTGATATCAGTGCAGGAACAACTCATAAGGTTCGTAAAGATACACTTGCCTCAGCATTGTCCGGTGTGTCCAGTATTTCAGCTACTAGTCCCATAGCAGTAGACTCGTCTACAGGGGCAGTAACTGTAAGCACAGGAACTATACCAGTAGCTAGCGGCGGTACAGGTGCTACGTCGCTTACAGATGGCGGTGTCCTGCTAGGTAACGGTACTGGTGCAGTGGTAGCAATGGCTGTGCTAGCAGATGGGGCGATGATAGTAGGCGATGGCACTACTGATCCAGTACCCGAAGCAGGAGCTACTCTAAGGACTAGCATTGGTGTTGGAACAGGAGATAGCCCACAGTTTACGGCTGTAAATGTAGGAGCTGCCACGGATACTACAGTAGCTCGTGCCAGTGCAGGCGATATAAACGTCGAAGGTAATCTTATTTACCGGGCTGGCGGTACAGACGTTCCCGTAGCTGATGGTGGGACAGGAGCTTCCACAGCTAGCGCGGCTCTTTCAAACCTCGGCGGTGTCGGCCTTGGCCTCGTCATAGCAGTAGGATAATAAAATGGCTGAAGTTCTTACCGGTAAAGGTTATGTTATTACAACAACTATGGCTGCGGGTCTTACCGCTAGCGGATCTGAAACTATTACCCTTATCGGTGTGACAGTTGCTAATATCCATGCCTCTGCTGGATCATGGGTCACTGTAGACATTGTAAGATCAGGCGGGGTAAATACTGAGCTGTGTCACGAGATCGAAGTCCCTGTTAACGACAGTTTAGACATTCTTCAAGGCAAGGTTGTCCTGAACCCGAACGATGCGATCCACTTTGACGCAGAGGCTAACAGCCACCTAGAGGCAAGTCTTTCGTACTTGGTACAGACATGAGTGGGTTTCTCTCAGGTCGTACTAGTCTTACTAGTGTTGCCACGGAAAATCTTGAAGACGGTGCTGTAACCACGGCTAAGATAGCTGACGTTAACGTAACCAC